CCTATACTAGGGACGTAAACCGCTGGTTCTCAGGTGCGTTCACTTATTATCTTCCGGGTGGTAAAACCCAGAAGACGATGAGGAACAGGGCTGAGGCCATGAGAGAAATCTTAGGCCTTGACCTAACACCCGAGACCCTGTGGAATCTCGCGCCTTGGAGCTGGGCCATCGACTGGTTTTCCAACGCTGGAGATGTTATCTCCAACATGTCGGATTGGCAGGACGATGGTTTGGTTTTGAGGTATGGGTATGTAATGGAGCATTCGCTCGCAAAGCATATCTACACCTTCGAAGGACCTACCGGTTTTAACGGTACCCTTCGACCTCCGCCTTGCATTTACATTAGTGAAAGTAAACGCAGGGTGAAGGCAAATCCCTTTGGGTTCGGCCTTACCTGGAGTGGCTTGTCGCCAATTCAGTTGGCCATTGCAGCAGCTCTTGGAATTTCCAAGAGCTGATGCATCGACGCTGTATTACGTCAAAACGCCAAAAGGAGCTCTCTGAGCTCTAGGAGTGATGCCTATGTCGTTTACCGATCCCCTCTCCGTCACCATTAGCGCCGTGACCACGTCGCTGCCCCGCGTTAGCGTGGGCGACGACCGGTCCGAATACGCAAGTGGCGACGGTCTGATCCGACTGACTGCCTCCCACGACAGTGGGAAGCGCACCAGGCGGATGCTCAGGATCGACACGAAGAAGCTGACCTCGGACCCGTTCCGACCTGCGGAGAACGTCGAAGTGTCGATGTCAAACTACATCGTTTTCGACCTCCCGCCGGCCGGTTACACGGCTGCCGAGGCACTTGCGGTATACGCAGGCTTTAAGGGCCTGTTTACCGCAACTTCCGACCAGATGATCAGCAAGCTGCTGGGCGGTGAGTCTTAGGACTTACCACTCAGTCAGAACTGGTTTCTAGTCGCCGCTGTGTCTAATCGACACTCCGGGAGAAGAAATTCTCCCGGAAGGCGTAGCACAGACCGTAACTTCCGTGAGGCAATCAACGCTAAGTTGATTGTCGTCACCGTTGTCGTGGTTAATGCTATATACCTGGCGGGTGAAGCGCTTTTTCTTTCGGACAGTTTATGTCCTTGAGATATAGGCGTGTAAACGCGCGCGGCGTGTTCCTACGTATCGACTACGGCTCTACAAGAGGCGGCTATTCGCCCCCTCTTAAAGAAGCCAGACTCGTGATTCGTCACGGGTCTGGTTACCGTAGCGATGCGGAACGTCTTGCGCTGTTGGATCTCTTCCGGGCTATCCATGCCCTTGAGGAGGCCATCGCGCAGGACTAGTAACGCGTCGTCACATAGGCTACGGATTCGATTACCTTCCTAATGAAAGGAGGGGTCGATGAAAAGCCTAATGTCACTCTGGTCCATAACAGCTAATGAATTAGCTGTTAGATGCCGCACTAGCGCCACGCGAGACATAAAAACTGTCTCGCGTCGGGTTGAACACGAGGGGTTATCGTTTTTAGCGATAACCCTGGCTGACTATGGAAAGGCCATCCAAAAATGGCTAGACCATGGTCAAGTCGCTCCTTGGGAGGTTACGTCTTTTAAGGCGCATCCTCTTACTGGTTTCCCGACATTTTTGTCAGGTTTCCTTGAGCGTGTGTTCAGCCCTAGTAGTGGCGCACTACTGGACGAACCAGACATAGAAGCAATCTATGCTCTACGTCAGCTAACACTGATGTTTAGCAAGATCGCCCTCCCGAAGCAGCCCCGTAAAAAGGGCAAACTTCCCGGCACTAATGGCCATAAGGTCGTTAGCGCTGAGCGCGAGAGGCGAGCTATGTTGCAGTTCGTCCAGACTGAGCAGGATGTTCGGAGATCAGATAGAGCTCTCGAACCTTCTCATTTAGAGAGATTCGAAAGAATGTCTGATGTGCTTTTTGGTAACCTGTTTAACATGCTTGAGGAGAAAGTCCTCTGGCATGAGGTTATTCCAAAGCACGGGCCAGGCGCTGTCGCTGACAAACTTAGCAGCAATGCTAAGTGGAATCAGCGAACCTGGCCCCTGAGACTTCAGCGGGTTTTCCCCGCTGAGTTCTATCTAGTTCCCAATACTAAATGGAAACCGGATACCGACATCCTCGAACCCGGTTCAGAGTTACCCGTTAGGGTAATCACTGTTCCTAAGACGCTCAAGTCACCTAGGGTCATCGCGATAGAACCGACTGCTACACAATATGTGCAGCAAGGGTTATACCGCGCGCTCCTCGACACGTTAAGAGAGGATGGTTTCCTCTCCCGTGTGATCGGAATCGATGACCAGGAGCCGAATAGGCTCATGGCGATGAAAGGCTCCCTCAGCGGGGACCTTGCCACACTCGATCTGAGTGAGGCTTCCGATCGTGTCTCGAATCAGCATGTACGGGCCATGTTGCGCAACCATCCTCTTTTGCTTGAGGCGGTTGACGCTGCACGGTCCCGGAAGGCTGACGTACCTGGTCACGGAGTTATCCGATTGGCCAAGTTCGCGTCTATGGGTTCAGCTCTCTGCTTCCCTTTTGAGGCCATGGTCTTCTTGACCGTGATCTTTCTAGGGATAGAAAGGGAGCTTGGTGCCCCGCTTTCTTACGAGACGATTGTCAATCGTTTTCGTAAGCAGGTGCGTGTCTTTGGTGACGATTTGATCGTCCCCTCAGACTATGTGCATACCGTCGTCGATGAACTGCATGATTTTGGTCATGTAGTTAACATCGGCAAGTCCTTCTGGACTGGAAAGTTCAGAGAATCTTGCGGACGGGAGTTCTATAACGGCCAAGACGTTTCAATCGTCAAGGTCCGACAAGAACTACCGACACGGCGGCAGGACGTGGAGGGAGTAGAAAGCGCCGTTGCTCTTCGTAACCTACTCTATTGGAGTGGGCTCTGGGAATCAGCGGCGTGGATGGATAACTACCTACGGAAACTCCTTAAGGTGTTTCCTACAGTAGCTCCAACCTCTCCCTTGTTGGGCAGGGAATCAGTGCTCGGATACGAATTCGAGACACTGGACCCGAATACTCACAGCCCCCTAACCAAGGGCTATTATGTGAGTTCCAAGAGCCCTGTAGATAAACTACAGGACTCGGGTGCCCTACTCAAGTGCCTTGTTCGAGCGGCCCCGGAAACGTGGCCAATCGACTTTGACACCGACGATCCGATATTATCGGATCGTCTGCCTGGTGTCGATGATGAGCACCTGGAACGTTCTGGACGTCCCGAGCGCGTC